TTTGATCATATATTGAATATCACCTTGACTGTAGAATTCACTAAAAACATCCATGATGGGTCTGGTCCATGGATCCATTTTCTCTTCTAGAGTTCCGGGGAGATAGCCTATATCTTCTTCAACAGAAACAACTGGTCGGGTTAAAATGATTTTCTTATATGTTTTGTCGTTATAACCAGATATAGCTGCATAACACGCTAACATAGTTTTACCTGTACCTGCTGGTCCTACCGCGAATACCATGGGTTTATTCATACTATAGAGTACTCGATTGTAGTCTTTTTGGTGGTCATTTTTTGGTACTACTGTTGGATGTGGAATCTGTTCAATCCCCTCCATCTCTCCATCTATATAATAGTCATGTTCGTCGTATGATGATGAGAGTGAAAATTTTAAATTGTTGCGACCTCTTTTACCCCCCATACTTTTTACACAGAAGTTTTATTTACCCACCATATAAATCCACCTAATATTGAAACCAAAATGGCGACTAAAAGACCAAACGAAAATTTTTTAGGGTTTTCGTCTGGAGGTTTATCGGGGAGTCTTTCAACATTCTGATTAAGTCTGTCGATCTTTTTCAAGAGTTTTTCCATCGCCATTAAAATTTGAAGTTCACGGTCTTTTGGTTTTTCTTTTACATTTTGTGTTGTGATTTCTAAAATCATATACCATTTAGCATCTGGTTGAAGAGTTACGTAGTCACCATCATCTTGTTGTTCATTAATTGTGAAATTCAATTTCTTAATCGATATGGGGTTAAAGTAATTTGTATGTTGATTAAATCGACGCCATTGTTTGTCACGTAAAATTGCATTATTACTTCCTGAAAAATGTCTTTCGAGGGGCACTCTAGCAAGTATTTGTCCTTGTCTTTCATCAAGAATTTGAGCAACTTTGGGAACTTCTGGGCATATGATATCAACATATTTTGCTATGTTTGTACTCCCACTTGCACCACTATCACCTATCTGTGTGATGTAAAAATCGGCAATTTTAATGCCTAGTACCCTACTCATATCCTCAACGTGTGTGTTAGACTCCAAGGTGAGATCGAGTGCGAATGTATTGTTCGTACCATTCACAAATTCAGAATCTAACACGATGTACTGAACCTTTTTAGGTACGTCGTCCAGCGACATTTCTAATATCACTAGAGATTATATTATGCCGATTTCTATGGCAACAAAGGCGATAGCGTTTACTGGTACTCTTGCAGTGGTGACGATTATAGATGGTATTCGAGTTTTTAACGAGTATAAAAAAATAGATACTAAAGTTAATAAATAATGATCTCAATCAACTGGATTCACGCTATATGCAGGACGATGATTTCTATGGGTCCCGAATACACTGTTAATGTTCTTAAATGGGTCAAGAGCGCCGCTTGGGATGCACCTTATCGTGTGTGGCTTGATATTGAACTTCAGAAGATAGCCTATGATCGCGAAGATTGGAAGAACGATTCTCTCTACCCGAGTGATGATGAAACACCTAAGTCGGAATAAAAAAACTATAAAAATAACAATGAGTGAATACATCATCCCCGTCAACGGCCTTTTTGCCCACTCCTTGTATCCTCTCGGAATTCCTGGTTTGGCCACAGACGAATTACGGATTGCTTTTCTCCAAGCTACTGAACCACTTTGTCCAGACGTTCAACGAAAGATCTGGGAAGAAGTTCTTTACTGTACCACACCAATTGAACCACCTCCTGCACCCCAAAAATGCCGTTCGGTTTCTTACAATCGGTCGTCGATTTCATTACCCCGAAACCTATTCGAAAGGAAAGATCTTTGAGTGATCGAATTTTAACTCAAGATGTAATCGAAACGGTTAATGATTGTGGTGAAAAGCGATACATTCAAATTGAAAATGAGAGAAATCAAAAAAGAGAAAGAGAAACTGATTTAAATATTCTCCTTACGAAGTGTAAAAGGTTACTATCCTTCGTAGAGACAACAAAAAATGAATCAATCTTTAAAAAATTGGTGGCTTTCACTGAAAAAGTGAGACAAGCCTTATATCTTGGTGATGACATTCGAGAATTGTTTCATGAGTTTGAACAAATTGAAAATACTACAAAAAAAAGTTCTAAGTCTTTTAGAAACCTAAGTGATGTAATGATGATGGGATAATCAAGTAAAACATGGACCTTTTCCATAAAATAATGGCACTTGTTGACAAGAACTCGGATAAGATCCCTGAGGGAGACTATCTGGAGTTGTGTGACACTATACACGAACTGCGACGACAAGTTAAACCACCTTCATTTCTTCTCGACCAAAATCAACCAATTTTGTTTAGTAATCAAGCCCCTGTGTTTCGACCCACTTTACCCGTGACAGATGGTCAACCACCCGAATGGATTGAGGATTCATTACCATCCGATCCCGATACTGCTGCTCAGCGAGCACGGGAACAAATTCATCAACAATGGAGGGATCTTAATGAAGAGATTATGTACCCTGGTCTCAACCAGTTTCTGCAGGAATTACATGAGGAATGGTCAGCGACCGATAACCTCGAGCCGGTAGAACCGGGTGCGTATTATCCTCCACCAAGACAGGGAATGCATCAACACGTGGAGGATGCTACCACAGTTGCTGAAGTTTCTATGATGGATGTCGACTAATGATGGATGTAGACACCTAAGTAGTTTTTGTTATATGTATTTTTACGTTTAAATGATTAATTTTCTTTTCATCTCGAGTGTCTATGTATTATGCGAACTCATAAAAACCCTGTCATTTAATGAACGTGTATGGGACCAATATGACTGGTGTATGAAAAGGATAAATAATAACGAATTTCCTACTTGTGGTATGGTTGGTCTCACCGATGAGGTGTGTGCAAATCAGTGGGGTGTATCTACACTCTCATCTTTTACATACGGTTTACCTATTTCACTTGTGATAATACATACACTTTACGGAGATGTTATGAAACGATTTATAAACTATCCATATTGGATTGTTGTACATGTTTCAGTTGTATTATTTTCTTATACACAAAAGATTAGTGAATTCAATTTTTCAATTGATTCTGACGCATCCTACAACAATACAGATATTTGTATACTTCTTTCAATTGGGATAGTATCATGTTGTATTATTTTCCGAAATTTGATATTTAAAAATGTTTCTCGTGATTATTTGTTGATGTATGGTTTAATGTATATGTTCATATTGGTTTCATTTTGGACGAGGACTCACGAAATAAAGTTTCATATACATCATTCACTTTTATGCACTTTCTTGTCGTATTTCGTGACAGATTGGAGCTCTAAGATGAATGAATATATACACGGTATATTATTGGGTATTACCATACAAGGAATAAGTTTTTATAATTTTGATGAATTTCATTTGTTTTATATCCCATATGACATATACCCCGTTATGCACCATATAACATTTTTGTATATCACACTGATACTGACATCAATTGCAACATTTGTGTATAAAAAACGAAGGATATATGAAGAAATTTCGGATACATCGAGTGTAAATAGTGGTAGTGAATTACTCGAATCAATACCAGAAAATGGGGAAGTTAACGTCTAGGTCTGACGCGTAAACTACTGAGGTCTCTCCATGGAGTTGGTGGACGACGACGAAGGGGTGGTGGTGCCGAGGGATTACCCATTAGGTCTTTTAATTTCAAGTATAAATGTTTGAGTTCGTTTGATATCTCCACATACGCCCATTCTGTTTTCGTGGGGAACATTTTATCATCATCCATTATCTCCATGATGTTTCTTAGATGTTCCATACCTAAGTGAACCCTAGAATTTTTATTTTTCAATAAAAACAATCAACCAACATGGAAGATCTCCAAAGTCTTATGGCCTGCCTTGACGACATCTCCAACAAGATTGGAGATGGTATGTACTTGGACATGGCTGACAAACTCAAACGCATCCACGACAAGCTCAATGGCGACAAACCGTTCCACGAAGACTCCTTCTACTACAGTGACGATGATTCTGAACTTGACAGCAACAGTGATGATGGCTCGGACAGTGACTTCGCCCCGAATCTCGATCGAACACGTCTCTCTGATATTGCACTTCTCAGAGACAGGCTTCTGGGTGCTGTGAAGCAGATGCACGAGGAGTACAAGGTTCTCATGAAGTGGGAAAAGGAAGCGAGGCGTACTTGGACCCCCATCAATCGTATGACTGCGTTTCGAAAGACTCAGGCTATCAAGCTGTGGTGTGAAAAGAACACTCGTTGGGCTTCCGGCGGTGAGGCTGGGGAACTCGTTGGTCACCTAAGCACCGCCGCCGTGCCGACAAGCGGCTGGACCTGGAAAAATCTGGTGGAAAACGGTCTTCGGACAATTGTGGTGGAAATTGCAACCGAGGAGGAGAAGGTAGCCTTGGCGAACCGCCTTGGCTGGGCACCAGTCTACTATGATGAACTTTCACTCAAAACACTCCAAAAGCTTCCCGCCTTTGAGAAGAAGATTTACGATGACTACAAGGAAGAATGCCAAAGGAAAATGACCGAGTACTTCAATAACGCTAAGTTAAAGGTGGTTGAGTCTAAGGCAAAGATGACCGGGTTGGAGATGTTTTGTGTGGATAGGGAGAAGGAGTTGGAGCAACTTGATGCTCCTGTCTATGGTCGCGATTACTGGGTGTCCACGTCATGTGAGTTTTGGATGGGTGAGAATGGACGAATGGTGGACAACGGGTTTGAGGCGCGGGTCATGCGACGCCGTTAAAGAATTTAGCTGTGTAATATAGTAATGAATGTACTTCAAAATGTAATGCAAATCATAGACAGTATATCTGATAAAATCCCTGAGAACGTTTACCTATCCCTCTGCAACGAGTTAAAGAAACTCTACGCTTTCATCCCCGATAAAATTAGACCAGCCCTTTCTAGAACAAATAGTGCCACCAACGTACCCTCATCATCACCGGCGAATGGATATTGGTTTAGGTGATAATGAATATAAAGTTTAATACCATTTAGTATCCAAATGCTGGCTATTCGTCCTACCATCACTGTACCAAAACATGTAAATCGTTTCAAGAAAACTCTAAAAACATGCGTAACCGCCGTGGATCCTTACCGCGATACATCTCTTCGATACATGGGATACGCAAACGAAGTTGGTGAGGCTTTTACAGCGTTTATTCCTGAATGGGGTGTTCCCGCATCGTACTGTGTCGCTGCGTCGTATGTCATGTTTGATACAATTGACAAGGGTCAAAAGGCATACGAAACTGCCGATGAAG